TCCTTCCAGAAGGCAATAGTAACCGCAATCGCTGCTGAAAATATCAGAACGAGCACGCCTGTAGCATAAGCTCCTCCCTGCGCTTCAACATTTGCTTTGAAATTATCAGGTGGCGGTAAATTAGACAAACAAGCATAATGGACGTTATATCAAAAGAGCAAGCCGAAAAAGAAGTTAATTCATGGTTGGACTATAAAAAAGTTTCAGCAAAAAAACGTGAATCTTTAAAAGGAAACATTGCCTATTTAGTTGATGCTATGATGGAAGGTTCTTTAATTTTAGATCCTGATACATTTGTATTTGAACACACATTGAAGTTTCCAATAGGCTCAGTAAAAAAATTAGAATATAAACCTCGTTTAACGTTAAAAGAAATTCAAGATAGAACCCAGAATATAAAAACTCCTGGTCCTATTGAATCTTCAATTGCTTATATTTCTGCATTGACAGGGCAACCGTCATCGTTAATTAAAGAAATGGATAGCGAAGATAATTCACTAGCCGACTATTTATCGTTTTTTTTTATGGCTTAGGTAAAGACGATGCGAGTGTAAATACAGTAATTAAAACAGTTGTATTAGAACTTAAATGGCTACCTAAAGATTTGGGTAGCCTTTTTTATGATAATCAAGATTACGAAGGTTTGATTTATTGGTATGAAACAATTGATGAATTAATTAAAAAAATGCAGCCTAAAAAGTAATGGCAAAACCACTTATAATACCAAGTATATTTACAGCAGAGGATAAATTATCCCCAGCTATACGAGGCATGAGTCGTAGTTTAGATACTATGTCTATGAAGTCGGAAGCATTTGGAGCAAAAAGTGAAAGAGCATTTAGAAAATTAACACCCGGATTAAGCGCAGCGTCAAAAGAAATGCTATCAATGGCATCAACCGCGGCAATAGTTGGAGGTGCATTAATGTTGGGTAAATCTTCTATCGATTCAATAATGAATTATGAAGAGGCGGTTCAGAGTTTTAGAACAATAGTTTCAGACTTAAACGATACTGATTTTTCTCAATTTGAAAAAGCTATTGGCTCAGTCGCTACATCAACAGGTAAAAGCACTGTAGATGTAGCGACTTCATTTGAAAAAATAGCCGGACTAAACTCTAAATTTGCAGACACGGCAAAAGGATTAAGTCAAGTTTCCGAGGCGGCAATTACACTATCAAAAGCAAGTAAAGATGAATTAGGAGTAAGTGCCGAAAACTTGGTTGGTATAATGAATCAATTTAGTTATTCTGCAGATAAAGCAGATAAAACAATAAATATATTAGCGGCTGGTCAAGCGGTTGGAGCGTCAAGTATCACTCAAACAGCGGAGGCATTTGTAACATTCGGCTCAGTTGCGGCAGGCGCAAATGTAACACTTGAAGAGTCGGTCGGATTAGTTCAAACACTTGGTAAATTTTCAATATTTGGAGCAGAGGCAGGAACGCAATTAAAAGGTTCTTTGGTTCATTTACAGAAAGCCGGAATGGGCTATGCTTCTGGTCAATTTAAAATCAATGATGCCTTAGCAGAAGCAAAAGTTAAGTTTGATAAATTAAAAACAGCTAAAGAAAAAGATGCTTATGTAACAGATACGTTTGGATTAATAAATTTAGGTGTTGGTAGAATTTTATTAAACAATACAGACTTAATAAAAGAATATACAAAAGGAGTAACAGGAACTAAAGAGGCTCAATTAGCTGCAGGAATAAATTCAAACACATTAAAAAATAGACTATCCGAACTCGGAAACGCTTGGACTAATACGCTAACAAGTAGCGATAAGGCAAGTTCTGGATTAGAACGCGCAAAAGGCGCAATTCAATATGTAACCGATAATTTAGGAACTATCGTAAGCGTTGGAGTTGGCGTGTTAAAATTCTTTGCATTATGGAAGGCTTCTATAATGGCAACGGCTTTAGTTACAGGTGGATTAAATATCGCTATGGGCATACAAGGCGCTTTAACCGGAATAGTATCGGTAGCGGTAGGTAAAAGCGCATTAGCGATGAAAGCATACGAATGGTCAACAAAAGCAGTTACGGCGGTTACTTGGTTGTGGAATGCAGCATTAACGGCAAATCCAATAGGATTAGTAATCGCAGCGGTTGCTGGATTAGTAGCTGGACTAGCATATTTAGCAAGTCAATACCAAGGTTGGGGCGACCAATGGGATATAATGATGACCGGAATGGGTTACTCTATTGATGCTTTTGTTTATGGCGCTAAATCAATGTGGGGTGTAATGTCAAATGCATTTGCTACCACGGTTGATGGAATGAAAATTGTATGGTATGGTTTTCAGAATGCAACAGGCGGAATGTCAGATGTTGCATACGCGAATGAAAAAAAGAAAATGCTTCAAGGCGCAAAAGATAGACAAAATTATATTAAGGAAAATCAATCCTTAGCTAATTTATCCTCTATGAATGCATCACTTTATACTAACAACGTATTAACAAGAAAAGGAAGTACAGCAGATGTAGGCGGAACTGAGGCAGCTCAATCCGCAAATCGTCAACAAAAAATTAAAGACTTAGAAAGTTCTTGGGCTATGAAAATGGTAACGTCACAACCTGGCGTTAAAGAAGCAATGGATTTTAAGAGTACTAAAGTAGCTACTAATGAAAACATAACTACGACTAATAATAACGCAAACGCAAATGCTACTATAACTATTAAGAATGACGGTAACGCTCCGGTTGATGTAAGTAATGGTTCTACAAAAAGTACAAGTGTAATGCCTCAAATGTCATCAACAATGAGTGTAAATAAATAAATAAATAAATATGGGATTTTTTGATTTAGCCATAATAGAAACATTAAACGGAGGCGACTTACAATTACTCGGCAATGACCTTGCCGTGGTTAATGGTAATGAAAATCAATTTTATTTATCAATGTTTGGCGGTAACGTAGAGCAAAATACAGAGGCTACAATCACACTAGCCGACTCAAAGGATTTTTGGGGAAATAATTTATTGTTTCCATCGCAAGCCGCTTTACAATTTAACTCAAATACAGAAAGAGTTTTAAACGCAACAGAGTTAACAAGTACAGGTCGTATAAAAATAGAGAATGCGATTAAACAGGATTTAAAATACTTGTCTGATTTAGGCGTAACCATTACTGTTTCCGTTTCAATACCAGAAACTAACAAAGTTACAGTTGAGATAAAAGGTGTTTTTCAAACAGGTGATGAAAAGGTGGCGATAATTAATTTTATTAAGAAAGCCAACGGTGACTTTTTTGCAATGGATTTTAATAATGATTTTTTTATATGATAACAATCCCAACAATAAACCAGTTATACACTGGCATAATTAGCGATATAAACACCGAGTATGGCGTTAATATAAATCCGTTTGGTAAAGCCGTGTTAAGATGCTTTGCAGCGGTACACGCGGCTAAACTAAAGATTTATTACTTAGTAATCGCAGCGCTTCAAAAAAATGTTGCGCCCGACACGTGTGATGAAGAAACGTTAATCCGTTTTGGCACTATTAAATTAGGTCGAGTGCCATTTGCGGCTGTTGCAGCTCAATATACAGTTAAGGTTACAGGAACTATTGGCGCTGTTATACCCGCTCAATCAACATTTAAAAGTGACGACTCTAGTTTAAATCCGGGCGTGTTGTATGTATTAGACTCTGCTTACACACTAGTTTCAGCGACCGATTACATAACAGTAAGATGCCTAACGCTCGGAACAGACGGCAAGTTAGACTTATTAGACACGTTAACACCAACAGCTCCAATACCATTAGTAAATAGCGGACCAAGTTCCGTGAGCGTTTTTGCCGTTTCGGTTCAACCTTTAGCGGCAGAGGAAATTGAGGCGTATAGAACAGCCGTAATTTTATCATATAGATTAGAAGCTCAAGGCGGAGCCGCGACAGATTATAGATTATGGGCGCAAGATGCGCAAGGTGTTGAGCGCGTTTATCCTTATGCTAAAAGTGGATTTCAAGGCGAAATAAATTTATATATTGAAGCAACAATCGTTGATTCAATTGACGGAAAAGGAACGCCAACAACTCAAATATTAACCGATGTTGAAAGTGTTGTAGAATTTAATCCGGATACTTCATTAGCGTTAAATGAAAGAGGGCGTAGACCGCTACAAGCTATGGTTAATTATTTGCCAGTAACTATAAAAACAATTGTAATAACAATTACGGGTTACTCCGGAATTACCACGGCAATACAGGCTACTTTATTAACAGCGCTTACCGACACAATAAATGCAATGAGACCATTTGTTGCAGGAGCGGATGTGTTGACTGATAAGAATGACATAATTGATACAAATAAATTAATAGGTTCAATCATAACAGCAAAACCGGGAGCGGTTTTTACAAGTGTTACATTTACGGTTGACGCTATATCAATAAGTACATACACTTTTAATAATGGAAATATCCCTTATTTAAACCCAACAATAATTTATAACTAATGAGTTATATAGGCGATAAAATATTAAAGCTAACAAGGCAACTTTATCCAACTGGTAGAGCATGGAAGCTACCTACATTTGGTTATTTTGAAGGGTTACACCAAGCGTTAGCTGTAAGTGAAGAGCAGGCTTATGACGACGCTGTATCAATACTTTATAGTATATTACCAGACAATGCAAATTTTACAAGCGACGACGCAACAGA